TAAAAGAATCGATACAGACGTTCAAATTGAGGCAATTAATGCAATTGTAAATCAAAATACATTCACATTCAAGGGAGAATTAGAAACTGGAATTGATGATATTTTCAAAGGTTTTGACACTTCACTGATAAAGAAAGTTGACTTGCAACCATTTCACGTTTTTTCAATAAATGGAGAGATCTCATATACCATTTCAGACAACAACTGTTTTAAATAAAAATAATTTAAAAAAACATAAATTATGAACAAGTCAGAATTATGTGTCAAAGATGGCACAACGACAAAAAACACAGGACATTCAGGAAATGAATGTTTTGAAAGTGTTCTGAAAAGAACAATGGTAGCAAAAACTGATTTCAGATTTGTTGCCCTAGCTGATTTTAAAGATAAAGCCAAATGGTTATTGGCTATTGCAGCTAAAGACATTGTGCCATTGTATGATGCGTATGCGGTTGCAGCAGCAAATGTTGCTCAAAAGAAATTTGAAAGCGGTACATTCTCAATTGTTACTGAAGATGCTATCAAAAAAACAAAATACGAAAGTTATCTTGGTTTTTGCTCCCACAGAGCATTGTCTTCTTATGAAGAGTCAGAATACACTCAAGTGTTCGAATTCAATAAAGATGGTTCGTTAATAGGATGTTACGATTCAGATGGTAAAATTAAAGGTCAAGACCTTACAAATTTAGCGGTAGGTATCAGAAATATTGCTACAGATGCAAAACCTCCTTTCTCGGAAGTTGAAATGACCTATCGTGATTTCAAAGAATTGCAAGAAAGATTTTGCGTTGTAGTCCCTACCTGGAGTGAAAAAGACCTACAAGGTATTTTTGATGTTGAACTGTCACAGGTTGCAAGAACTTCAACTTCTATCAAAGTTGCATTATCTCTTGAGTGTACAGGAGCCAACGTAACTAATTTTACAGGAGCCAATTTTGTTGTAAAAGATGCTGCTGGAGCAGTTCAAACAGTATCATTCGTTCCTTATGATGCCGTTGCAAAATGCTACGAATTTACAGGTACTGGATTTGCTGCTGGATATACAGTAGAACTTGCTGGAGTTGTATCAATTGTAAGCACTAATTATGAATTGGTTGAAACACTTGTTTTAATATAATGGGTACTTATAAAGGAATTGAATTTGCAAAAGGCTATGACAAGCCTTTTGCAGATTTTAAAAATGAGTTTGAGCATAATCACATTTTTAAAAATATTCCAAGTGCCGAAAGAGAAAAAGCACTCAAAGAAGCTCATAAAATCGCAACCAATGGCAACACTTCTGGAACAGTTACAAAAGGCGAAGAAACTAAATGAAACCAATATTAAAAAAGATCTGTTTCGATTTATAAAAACTATTGAAAAAGAAATTTTAGATAAAGAGAAAACCAGAATTTTTGAAGAATCAAAAGATATTCACGGAAATGCTTTAGGGTTTTATTCAAAAGCAACCGAGATAATTTCAAAAGGAAGCAAAAAAGCAGGAGAACCTTTCACCGGTTATGATACTGGAGATTTTTTAAAAGGTTTTTATATGCAGGAAGTCTCTGGAGTTTTACGTTTTGGTTCAAAAAGTCCGCACTGGGCAGATATTCAAAAGTCAAGTGGAGTTTGGCTTTCTAAAGATTTATTTGGCTTATCAGATGAAGATTTAAAGGCAATAATTGATGAAAAATTATTGCCTTTTTTATTACAAAATATTAGAGAAAAACTAGATGTATAAATCGCTCGAAACAATACCATACAAGACATTTATAAAAATTTACGAAACAGATGGATTTCATCTATTGAGTAAAGAAGATAAGGATTTTGAAGATTTTTCAAACGAAGAAATTAAAGCATTTGAAGTAACGTGGTTGAAATTAAAAAAAACTTATTTAGAAACAACTCCAAGCGAAGATGAATTAAGAGTTCTTGATATTCATAAAGAAATAGATCATTTAACATCAAAGTATAAGTTAATCAATATGTGTTGTGATTGTTTAAAATTTGATTGGGATGATGATTTGGTAAAAATCATTAGAGATTTCGATTTTGTCCTAACAGACGAAAATTACCACAAAGATATCGAACTGATAGAATTGCAAAGTAATTCAATAATGGACAACGTTGAGATGTTTAAAAATCAACTTCCAAAAGAAAAACAAAATATTAAAAAAGCAACTATTGATGATATGATGGCTTCAATTTGTGCGGTTTTGGGAATTGATTTTGATTTCAACACTGTATCGTTTACCAAAGTAAACGCTTTTTTAAAGCAAGTAGAGGCAAAAATAAAATCACTTGAAAATAAATAACGATGGCAACACCTGGAGGAACAATAACACAAAAAGACTTATTTGCGGACGATGCTTTTAAATTTGGAGAGCCACTTGTAAAAGAATTTGAGAGAGTTATTGCTGCTCAAAAAAAAATGACTGATGGAGCAAAAGAATTGGCTTTGGTTGTTAACGCTTATCGTAAAGTTGAAAATAATCAGCAATTTATAGAAAATAAAAATGCTGAAAGATTATCCACTGAAAAAGTAATACTAGGCATTAAAGAAGAACAAGCTGCTTTGATTTCTATTGAAAAAGTAAAGCAGGAAACTTTACGGACCAGAAAACTAAATATTGATGCCGAAACAAAAGAACAAAAAGCAAAAGAAGGTTCTATAAAATTAACCGTCGAAGAAAAGCTTCAAAATGAACTAAACAATAAAGCACTTAAGCAAGAAGCGTTAGAGCGTTTAGGACTGGTGGGTGCTTACCAGAAGTTAAGCAAGGAACGTGCAGATGCCAGCAGAAAACTCAGAGATTTAATTGCTAGTGAAAGTGCTTCTACAGCAGAAATTAAAAAAGCGCAAAAGGAATTTGAAATACTTAACAATAGAGTTAGGAGTGCTGATGCAGCTGTTGGAGATTTTACTAAAAATGTTGGAAGGTATCCATTGAAGAGTTTCATTTTTGATGTGAAGAGCTTAATAAATGCATTTGGATTAACAGGAGGTGTTACGGCTATTGCAGGGATATTAAAAGGGGCTTATGATGAAGTCAAAAAATTTGAGCAAGGAGTAGCTGATTTAAGTGCGATAACAGGTGCATCAGGAAAAGATTTGGCTTTTCTAAAGAATTCCGCTATTGAGCTTGGCAAAGGAGTGAAAGGTGGTGCAATAGCAGTCGTTGAGGCATATAAATTGATTGGGTCGGCAAAACCGGAATTGCTTGATGACGTAAAAGCATTAAATGCAGTTACCGAAGCAACATTAACATTATCCAAAGCGGCTGGAATGGAAATGCCAGAAGCAGCCACTGCCTTGACTGATGCTATGAATCAATTTGGGGCTGAAGCAAGTCAAGCGAGTGTTTTTGTTGATGCGTTGGCTAACGGAGCTAAATATGGTGCTGCTGAAATCCCACAAACAACGGAAGCGCTATTGAAATTTGGTGCAGTGGCTAGAACTTCAAACATTTCTATTCAAGAAAGTGTCGGGTTAATAGAATTATTAGCAGAAAACGGAATAAAAGGAGCTGAAGCAGGAACCAAGTTAAGAAATGTGTTGTTGAAAATATCTGCTCCTGATGCTTTACCAAAAGAAGCAAAAGCGGAATTTGAAAGATTAGGAATTACGATGGAATTCCTGAAAGATAAAACAATACCTGTTCAACAAAAATTAGAAGCATTGAAACCGTTATTGAAAGATAATGCAAGTGTTGTTAAAGTTTTTGGTGATGAAAACGCTACCGCAGCCATAAATGTAATTGAACATACAGATAGATTAAAAGTGTTGACATCAAAAATGGGTGAGTTTGGTACTGCTCAAGAACAGGCTGATATTCGAATGAATACATTACAAGGAGATACCGACAAGATGTCAAGTACTTATGATAGCTTAGTGTTGTCCATAGGTAAAGGGTCTGGTGTTGTTACCAGTTTCTTTAGATTCTTTGTGCAAGGAACTACAAACGCCTTGAATGGATTAATTCGCTTGAATTCCTCTTGGGATGAATTATTTGATAATGCAAAAGGAGAGGGTGCTAAAAGTGGAAAAAGAATATTTGACGAACGCTTTAATGCTATGATTGGGGATGAATTGTCTGATGAGCAAAGACAAAAAATAAGAGATAGAATCAAAGAAATAAATCAAGAAATCGCTAAAGGAAGTAAAAATTCGAATTTAAAAATTGAAAAGGCAGATTTATTAAAAAGTCTTGGAACCGGTGATGATTTAGAAGTTTCAAAATCTATCGCATTAGCTGCTGAAAAACAAGCTAAAACGTTTGCCAGTGAATTGGCTAAAGTAAATAAAAAATTAAGAGAGACCGGTGATGCTAATTATGGTTTGAATTTTGGAGAAAGTCCAAAAAGTTTAAAAAAGAAAAAAGAAGATTTAATAAAAGCATTAGCGGAACAAAATGCCATCATAGAAGAGAATAATAAAAAAGTACAGGCTTCAAGAATAAAAATTGATCCAAATATTACTTCTGCAACTCCTGAACCAACAGGCGAAACTGATGCAGAAAAAAAAGAGCGATTATCCAAAGAAAAAAAGGCAGCTCAAGACAAATTAGATTTAGAAAAAAGATTAGCAGATTCAGAATTTGAATTAAAAAAACAACGTCTGGAGCAAACGATTAAATTCAACGAGGAGATTGTTGCAGATGACACCCAAAGCGATGACGTGCGCATTGAATCGGCATTGAACAATCAACAAAAACAATTCGATTTATTATTACTTACGAAAGAACATTTACTAGACAATGACAAACTAACCGCTAACGATCGCATTAGAATTGAAGAAGATTATTCAGCTAAAAAAACAGAAGTAAGTAAAAAAACTGCTTTAGAAATCGATAAAATAAATGAATTTGATTTCGCAAAATACCAATCCGAAATTGACTTAAAAGTAAAAGCGGAAGAAACAAAAGAAAATGATTTAATCTCGAAAGAAAACGAAGCGTTCAAAAAAACACTTGAAAATAAATTACTTTCGGAAAAGCAAATTGAAGAAGAAACCAGAAAACACGAAGAGCGGCTGTTTCAAATTAAAAAAGATGCTGCTATTGCCGTGGCAAAACTTCAAGCAGACAATTTAGAACTTGAACTAAACGCATTTAAGGCTCAAAGTGATGGGTCTGCAAAATCAACAGCTTTAATTACTGATTTAGAACTAAAACTTTCGGAAGCTAGAAAAAGGCTTACGGAATTAGGACTTGAGACATTTACCAAAGGAGAGAAAAATAAAGTAAAAACAGCAAAAGAACAAACCGAAGAAATACTTCAAATTTCTTCCGAAATGTTAGGCGCATTGTCTGATTTGTCGAATGCTTTTTCACAAGCTAAAATTCAAAAAATAGATGATGAAATATCTAAAAATGATGAATACTATGCCAAGCAAATGGAACTTGCTGGAAATGACCAACGCCAAAAAGATTTATTGCAAAAAGAGCAGGAGAAAAAAAGAGAAGAGTTAGAAAAGAAAAAAAGAGCAGCGCAAAACAAACAAGCTGCAATTGACAAAGCAGTTACTATCGCGCAAATTACCATTCAAACTGCTTTGTCAGTGATGAAAGGTTTTGCTGAAAGTGGTTATGTAGGTGCGATATTAGCGGGAGTTCTTGGTGCAATATCCCTAGCTACAGCAATAGCCACGCCAATTCCAAAGTATAAAGATGGTCGTAAAGGAGGTCCGAAAGAATTAGCGATTGTTGGGGACGGTGGTCAACACGAAATTATTGAAAGAGCAAGTGGATTAATCGAAATGACACCTCGAAAAGATACGTTAGTTCAATTGCTTGAAGGCGACAAAGTGCATAGTTCCATAGATGAATATCAGAGGTATTTGAAAGCATCAATAATGAGTAATATTTCTATTTCTAATGGAAAAATGAACGATTATCAGGCGGGTGCAATATTCGATATTCACAATGAAAAATTAATCGAAGAAATGAGACTTACACGAAAAGCAATCGAAAAAAATAAATCGAGTGTGGTTGTAAATACTCAAAAAATAGACATTAACCACCACTTATGGAAGTCAGGAAACACTAACTGGAACAGCTAATGGGAACAATTAATCAATCTTATTTCAATAGAGTAAAATATACTTTATCGCATCCAGAAAGTGGCTCATTAGTGATTGATGAGCCTATTGGCTGGAACAATGACGAAAAAGAATTTGCGAGAAACGAGGAGTATCACGGTATTTTTACCAATTTTTCTAACAGTCTAAAATTTATCGAAAGCGGGGCTGACTTCATTTTATTGGTTGATGAATTGTATGGCATCAACGCACAACTGCGACTAACCAAAGATGAAAGACACCCGAAAACAGATTTATGGGTACGTAGCTATGATGGGTACCTTGACCTTTCCACAAAAGAGGTAGAGGACAATCAAGTATCGGTAAAATTCAACTCAGGAGGTTTGGAGCAGTTATTAAAAGCTAGAGAGTCTGAACAGGTTGAGGTGGATAGGCTAACTTCTATTGATGGTGGAGTTTTAGATCCCCTTCGGGTGGATACCGTTTTGCTTGAGGGAAGAAGAGTTTTTTTGAAAACAAAATATGATGTTGAAAAAATAGAAAACACAGTCACACTATACAATCAAACCAACGGACAAACCAGAGGAAAGACATCGCCTGTACCGTTACATTTATTGAGTAAGTCTCACGAAAGCGCACAATCGCCAATAAACAGTACTTCAATTGGGAATGACACTTGGGATAGATCTGGTAATGGAGAAACTGGATTGATGTTTTTTGCAGTTTCGGATTTAGATAGGATACTTCACGTCAAATTAAATGTTTCTTTCAAGGTTAATTTTCTGCAGTTTGACGATATTAATTTCTTTAGGTTTTGGTTGAGGTTAGCCGCTTACAAAAACGCAAGCGATTATGCTTTCAAGGAAAACAGAATGCTGTTTACTGATGATAATTATAACCGACTGAACGGAAAGACATTCTCGATAAGTTTCGATCAAACGATTACTGTTTTGGCAGGTGAAAGTTTAGCTTTGGTTTTCGATCAAAATATGGATGGGAAAAACGGTAAAAGTGCACATCTTGAGATGTTAATAAACAATATAGAATGTGATTTTAGTATTGAAGAGGATAGTTTTCGAGAACAATCCACATCCAAATTCATTTTGGCACACGAATTATTGAATAGGCTTTGTGAAATTGCGACTAACAAAAAGGGTGTTTTTCGTTCTGATTACTTTGGAAGAAAAGATTTAGGTTATGCCGAAGATGGATTTGGTGCTTATAATGGATTAACTCACGGTTTTTGGGTTCGTGGGTTCGATAAGTTACCAATTCCAAGTGAAACGGTCATCAATACATTCAAACCTCTGACAACCTCGCTAAAGGATTGTTTAGCTTCTTTTTCGGCAATACACAATACTGGGTTTGGAATTGAAAAAGTAGGATATAAAGAGATCGCGATTGTCGAGGATTTGAAATATTTCTATAATCGAAATGTGACTATTAGGCTTCCGAACCAAGCAAAAAAAGTGAAACGCTCCGTGGCCACGAAATACTATTATTCAAGTGTAGAAATTGGGTATGAAAAAGGAGGAGATTACGAGGAAGCGATGGGGCTAGATGAATATAATGTAAAATCAACTTTCACAACCGCAATAACCAGGCTAAAGAATGTTTATACTAAAATTTCAAAATATAGAGCCGACAGTTACGGTAAGGAATTCGCTAGACGAAAACCGATAGTTTTAGGGGACTCGATAGACACACCTTATGACAATGATGTTTTCATAATGGATTTAAAACCAAGCGGAATTAATTCTTTTGCTGAAAGAATCTATACTGATGATTTTGACAAAAAACCAACTGGCGTTTTTAGCCCTGATACTGCGACCAGTTTACGGCTTTCACCATTGAATATGCTATTTCGCCATGGGTGGGTTGTTGCTTCGGGATTAGTAAAATATCCATCAGATTACTTGAGATATGCCAGTTCAAAAGCAAACAGTAATTTGAGAACAAAATTAAAAGGCAAAAATGAATATGCCGAAAATGGAAATGTCATAAATTCAGAATTGGACCGAGCAAGATATGTCGCTGAATATGTAGAATTTGAGCATGTTGTTGATTTTGAAATCATGCAACAAATAGAAGGCTTCACAGTTGTACTTGGAAAAAAAATACACAACGTTTATGGGCTAATTGAGTACATAAATGAAAAAAATGAAGTCGAAAGAGGTTGGTTGATAAATTTGAAACCGAACGACAAAAAGTGGAAAGTATTAAAAGCTAATAGATAAAATTATGGCATTTTCAAAAATAGTAATAGAATTCAATGAAGTTCCCAATGTAGATGAAGTATTGTATTTCGTTGAGGAAAGTCTTGGTGTAAATTTACTGGAAACATTCAAAGAATCTAGAAATACATTAAATCAAACTACAATACCATCATTTTCTCCAGATGACGGTATTCATCCAGATAGATATTTTGGATTCATTTCAACGAACTATAAGAATGCATTGAATTTGGATATCAATTCTGGCGGGTTGTTTACAATTCAATGGACAACAGGACCACCTTATTCGGGTATTGGAACCGTAATAATTACGGCAAATTACGCTAATGCTGTTTTTACTGTAGATTTAAATACAACATCAGCAACTGTCACAATAACAAATGAGGCATCTATTCCGACTTTTAATATTACCGATATAGCATTTAGTCAAGCTTCGTCGCCAAATACCCATATTCGAGTTACTGTGGCGACTAGTGAATTAGCAACTGAGGTGTTATCTCCGTTGTCGATTTCTAACAACTCCTATAATCCTTATTTTTACGACTGGATTCGTGGGGCTACTATTTTGGTTTCGGTTAAAAATGCTAATGGGAATTATGCTTCAAGAACAGTAGAGCTTCCAAAGCTATTGAGTGCAGCTAATTTTACTGCACGATCATTAAATACGCCAAATGGAGCAACTACAACAGTTTCAAATGTAAATTCAGAAGGATTGGTATTGCAATATTCATTAGATAATGTTACTTGGCAAACATCAAATATTTTCAGCGGATTGGCTTCGGGTGATTTTACGCTTTATGTAAAAGACCAATATGGAGCTGAAATATCCAAGACTTTCAAAGTTTCGGAATTTAATATTAACAGTCCCTATTTTCTAATATCAAAATCAAACAGTATTCGTTACGCTAAGCGAATCGCCTTTGGCACGTCCTCCAATTATAAAAATGATGAAAACACATTGAGTTGTGAGGTCGATGTGCAAAAGGCTCACAAAGAGATACAGAGATTTCAAAGTGCCGACAGTATCACAACTCAATTCAAATCGAATTATGCAGAAAATGACGCTGTGGTAATTAAAGCGGATAGAAGTGAAGTTGCTATTCCAGTAATCAAAAGATCATCAAATATTGGCTTAAAAGAAAAACGAGACGCAAGGAAATATGATTTAGGAGGCGGAAAGACTGGAATTTACTTTATCTCTGGCAATATTTATGATTACAACACAAGTACGGTAGTTTCTTCTTATTCGTTAAATGGATCCTTGCCTTTTTGGGCGCAGGCAAAAAAATACATTGTCGTGAATAACGATTGGTTCCAGATTGAAGAAATTGTTTTTGACGAAAGCAAAAATGCTGAGGTGATTATTATAGAGGACAACTATTCAGGGCAAGAGATAAATGTTATAGCTGGAAGCATTTACAATCTTTTCGATTATGATATTTACGAATATACCGTAAATATGGGCGATTTTATCAACGAAAACATCCGTGTTCGTTTGAATAACACCGATAATAATTTTGGCTCAATCGTTCATTTAAGCGAAATGATAAATGTAAAGGAAAGGCAAGAAAATACTATTGAAATAAAATACAAGAATACCGATAATACCGATATTTTTTACGGAACTGGAATTGAGCATAAGATTAGACAGCAATACCAAAAGATTAGCGGATTTAAAGAAGACCCTAGCGAGAATTACAAAACAGACACAAATACTGTTTTACTTTCGGCAGAAATTTATGAAGGTGATGAATTTCTTTTACAACCGGTTACCAAAGAAATGATGCGTAAAATAGTTAGAGCATTGTCTCATAAAATCGTTTATATTGATGAAATTGGGTATTGTAAAAATGGAGATATTGAAGTTGAGGGACCTTTAGATAAATCTAATTTGTATGTTGTAAAAGCCAAAATGATTAAAAACGGCAATGTTTATAATGCCAATTCAGCTAGTGGCAATGATGATGAGATTTACAACGGAGAAAGTTATGAAGTTCTTGGATTAGTTAGTGGCGGAGTCGGATTTATGAGATTCTAAAATAGTCTAGAATACAAAAAAGCCACTAATTAGTGGCTTTTTTATTTTTATCTCTCTTTGCTTTCCTTCAATTCAAAAATTTTCCTTTTTGTGGCATCATCAATAATCGAAATGTTCTTGTGTTCGTGATGATGGTGGTGAATGTGTGTATAATTGAAATTATATGTTTCTTCTTTTTCTTTATAAAACAGTCCAGCAAATAAGTGACCGATTAATTTGCCAATTAACCATCCGCCACCACCTCCTAATACAAGTAATATTATAAATGCTATCATATTTCAAAGTTACAAAAAAGAATAGTTTGATATTTGCATTTTTATTATTTAGAATGATTCTAAATAATAAAATAATATTTACATTTGTTGAAATAAAAAATGGTAACTGATGAGTTTTCAAACAATTGTAATAGAGAAATTAAACGCCATTATAGGTTGGATGAATGAAACTATTGCGGCTTCAAAGACGAACGAACAACTCCCCGTTCAAGCGACATTGGTTCCTAGCTCTTTAGTTCGTGTTTCAAATGGCGGTACTTCCCAAAGTTTGACAATCCAAAAAATAATTGATGCCACTAGCAGCGCTCCTATTCCTTATTTATCCTTGGAATTCGTAGCCAAAGGACATCAAAACGGAATTGCAAATTTCCTTGTCACCGAAGAAATAGGCGACATCTTTGAGGGTTGGAAAGATGCCACTACCTACTGGACACGTGCGAGGTGGAATGGTGGTGATAGAAACGACAGAAATAATTACACACCAATTTTAGAAGTTGAAATTTAAATAAAAACACAAATATGAAAAGAATAGAATTAGACAATCCAGATAACCCAAACGAAAAATTTGTAACAGAGGTTAGGAACAACGAAGAGGTAAAATTCCGAGAGCTGAAAACAACAACTAGTTTTACTGAAATGACTGATGTTGATGAAGAGACTGAAATCATTACAACCACTTTTAAAAGAAAATTTTTAACCTCAATTTCAAACTAACAACATGAAAAAAGTATTATTATTTCTATTGCTGTTAACGCAATTCACATTCGGGCAAGTAAACACTTCCACGGTAAAAGCGGGTAAGTACCAAATGAACATCCCGGAACTCGGAGCCAAAAAGGATAGTGCTGTAGTGTGGGATGGAGTTACTAAAATAATGAAAATCCTTCCAGTTTCTGAAATAAAAGGAACAACCAATTTAGATTTTTTAGCTACTCCGACAGGCGGTACCGTTTTCTCTAGTACGGGGGTAGATGCTGTTTTACCATTGGCAACAGCTACCAATGCAGGTTTACAATCGCCATCCGACAAATCGAAGCTGGACGGAATCGCCAATGGTGCAACGGCTAACCAAACAGACGCTTATTTATTAAGCAGAGCAAACCACACAGGAACGCAACCTATTTCAACCGTTACAGGATTGCAATCCGCTTTAGATACTAAAGTGGATAAAGTGGCAGGTGAAAGGCTGATTAACGCTGCTGAAATAACCAAGCTGTCCAACCAATCAGGCACTAATACTGGCGACCAAGACCTAAGCGGTTTGGTGGTCAAAAACACTGCAATTACGGGAGCGACAAATACCAAGATAACCTACGATTCGAAGGGACTGGTAACAGGCGGGACGAGTTTGATAGCAAGCGACATTCCCACGCTGAACCAAAACACAACGGGTACGGCTTCTACCATTACGGGAAGCATTTCGGAAAGTCAGGTGACTAATTTAGTGACCGATTTAAGTAATAAACAAAGTACTTCACAAAAAAACACAGCCAACGGCTATGCAGGATTAGGAAGTGACGGAAAGCTCATTTCCTCGCAATTACCATCTATCACCATATCTGACACTTTCGTAACGGCTTCGCAAGCGGCTATGTTGGCATTGGTGGCTGAAACTGGGGACGTTGCCGTAAGAACCGACTTGAATAAATCCTTTATTTTAAAGGGAACGAACCCAACCGTTTTAGCCGACTGGCAGGAACTGTTAACACCAACGAGTGCTGTGACGACTGTTTTTGGAAGAAATGGTGCGGTTGCTGCTCAAACAGGCGATTATACCGCTGACCAAATCACCGAAACGGCTACGAGAAAATTCCAAACCGCAAACCAAAACACGTTCAATGATGCCACGAGTTCAATTCAAACGCAATTGAATTCGAAACAGGCAACAATCACAGCAGGAACGACAGCGCAATACAGAAGAGGGGACAACACTTGGCAAACCTTGGATAAAACAGCCGTAGGACTTGGAAACGTTGATAATACAACTGATTTAAACAAGCCAATTTCGACAGCGACACAAACGGCTCTTAACGGCAAGCAAGCATCGGGGAGTTACGAGCCAGCTTTTTCTAAAAACACCGCCTTCAATAAGAATTTCGGGACGGCATCAGGCACAGTGGCAGAGGGGAATGATTCGAGGATAAACAACGGGCAAACTGCTTACTCTTGGGGGAATCATGCGGGGTTATATTTAAATCAATATGCTGGATTAAACATAGATGTTGACGCGTTTAATGGGACAAGATTGGACAGAGGAAGTAATCAATTTTGGACAAATAAGCCAATTACTGCACATAATGGCGGTGCTTTATTTTCAATTGAAACACATCCTGGGAATTATTACTCTCAACTTTATTTTGACACAGGAAATAACCAACTTCGTATGAGAAAATCTGATGCTGGAGTATGGGGTGGATGGGTTGAAATGTTACATAGTGGAAATTTTAATGCATATTCACCCTCATTAACGGGAAGTGGTGCAAGCGGGACTTGGGGGGTTAATATAAGCGGAAATTCTAATAAAGCTAGTAGATTAATCGCTCATGATTCTGGTAATGATGTCTTTTGGGGATGGGATGGGAAGGCGACATTTAAAATTAATGATACTAATTTTGGAAGAAATGTTCCTATGGATATTACTGGAAATGCCGTTACATTAACAGGCGGAAATGCCGGTGCGTTAATAACAGGTAACTGGTCAGGTAGTAGTTACTGGGGTATGGGCGGTAGTGGAACAGTCGGACATCAATTCGTCATAGACATGGTCACAAATAATACTACTGGTCAATCCTTCATGGGCGCAAGTGACATCACGATGAAATTAGGCACGAAGACTGTGCTTGAATCCAGTAATTTCTCATCATACGCTCTACCTATGACTGGCGGGACAATTACTGGTCAAATCCGAAGGAATCATGTGTCTTCAGGGACATCTTCATCCCCAGCTTACGAACCTGCTTTTATTTATGGGTTAAATTCAAGCAATTTGGCTGGGATGTATGGTGGAAATTCATTTAATTCGGATAATGGTACCTTCTTAAAATTTAGAGTTAATTCTAAATTATCACCTAATACTCCTATCGATGGAATTACAATCAATAGTGACGGAAATGTTGCCTTTATAGGTACAACAACGGCAAATTCTTTCGTAACATCAGGCGGTACATCTTCCCAATATGTAAAAGGGGATGGTTCTTTAAGTTCTATCGCTCCTGATGCGAGACCTTACAAGGTATACACAGTTTTAATGTATGACAATGCAGGAGGCTTTACGCAAACTGTTCTAGAAAATTCTTTAGCAGGAGCCATTTCATGGGTCAAAACTGGAGTTGGTTTGTTTGAAGGCACGTTACCAATAACATATACATCAACTAAGATTGCTTGTTTTATGGGACAAACAGTATGGGATGGGCAATTGATCTGTTATTCAGATGGAGTAAAAGTTTATTTGCAAACAAGAGACAATAACCACGCTTTGGGTCAGTATAAAATGACTGGAACGCCTTTAGAGATTAGAGTATATAATTAATAAAAAATAAAATATGTCACAAAATTTTAAAACAGCCTTAAAATACTGGTTTTGGCTAATCGTGGGGATCTTGTTAATCTCGATTCAGGTTTATAAATATTTTACAAACATCCTTGTGTATGACTGGCAGGAAGCCGTCATCTTATTCCTAGGAATGATGTTTATGATAAAACCAACGTTGATTCCAGACTATATCCTAAAAATTACTGGCAAAAAATAACCTACGGAATTAAAGACTAATCCCGAAAAAAAATGAAAATCACATGCATTACATAATCGACATGAAAGTATCCTTGGCCTTCTTCTTGTTTACCGCTATTTCCTTTTCTAAAGTAGAAATCGCCATGAAAATAGTATCCTTCTTGCTAATGGCCGGTTATACTGCTAGGCGATGGTATTTATTAGAAAAAAATAAAAAAGAATAAGATGAAGCCTAAAGATTACGTAACCAAATATTACCCTGATGCGAAAAAAACACAAGCTAAAACGGGAATTTCCGCAATAGCCATTTTGGCTCAAGGAGCGTTAGAAAGTGGTTGGGGTGCGGTTGCACCAGGAAACATGCTTTTTGGTGTGAAAGATACCGATGGAATAAATGGTAATGAGCAACTACTTGTAACTACAGAGTACAGCCGTAAAGCCAATGCAAACTTTCCAAGAATCGTATCCGTAAAACCGGTTATGCTTAAAGGTCAAAAATTCTTTAAGTATACCATCAAAGATTATTTTAGGAAATATGATACTCCAGAGGAATGTTTCACGGATCACGCCAATTTCTTTGTCAAAAATAAAAGATATTCAAAGGCTCTATTGGTAAAAAATGACCCTTACAAGTTCATTGATGAAATCGCAAAAGCAGGTTACGCAACAGATCCAAACTATGCAAGAAGCCTAAAAGCTATTGCAAAAATGATTGAAAAATTAATTTAAAAAACTTATGAAAAAAGACACAATAAATCACATCATGCTTTGGGTAATAGCGATCATATTAGGATTTGCAATGAATTCCTGCGGGGCAAGGAAAGTTGATAAAAACCGATTGGAAGAGGAAACCAAAACCGAACTCACCGACACGTCAAAACTGGCTGAAATAGGCAATTCCGAAACCAAAACCGAAACCAACGTGAAGAAGTCGGAAACAGTGGCGGTGAACGACCAAGACCAAACGACAACAGTAAAGGAGATTTTGGAGCCGTTGGACGCTTCAAAGCCAGCTTCCTATACCGATAAAGACGGAAAAAAGCAGGACTTGAACAACGCCAAAAAAACCACAGAAACCACCACAAAAAACAATAATACAAAAACCGATATTTCAGCCAATACCGAATCCGTAAACAAATCGGAAGCAAAAGCCAAAAAAGCCATTTCGGTGAAAAACGACATTGCCAAAAAAGCCGACACAAAAAAAGTAAGCGAAGATATAAAGATTGATCGTGAGGCTTGGAGCGTGTGGAACTTGCTTTGGATATTGATCCCAATCGGGTTAATTGTTTTGGCGGTAAAAAACAGGATGAAAATAGCAGGCTGGATTGAGAGTATTTGGTGGGTGTAGTTTCATTTTATTTATTTGGTTTTAGTTGGGAAAGCGATCGTTACTGATCGCTTTTTCTTTTCTTCCAACTAGCATTGTATCGGGTATTTGAATAATTTTCACGCATATAACCATATAACCATAATGCAAAAATCCAAACTATAATTCCAATAAGTATTTCGTACCATTCCATAAACACAAATATATTAAAGTGCGGGAGAATTTTCTAAAATATTATTTCTATGTACTTCCTTGACCACTTTTGCATATTTTTCAGTCATTAAATATGAAGTATGTCCGTATAGTTCTCTTAAGCTATCGATTTCTAATCCAGCCAATATTTTACGATCCGCACCTAAATGTTTCATAGCATACATATTCATTTCTATTTCCAAACCTTTTTTAACAATCTTCTCCCATCGCCTTGTTGCGGTATCTCGATTCATTTTTGTTGGTCCAGGAATAAAGTCTTTAAATTTTCCAATATTCCCTTTGCCTGGTTCTCTAAAACTCCCAAACAAATAAAACTCTTTAGGGTACATTTTTAAATCCATATTTGAATAGAAAGACATCAAATGTTGATTAATAGGGACAATTCTCTTTTTTTTAGTTTTAGTGATTTTAGCGGGTAAAATGATTTCGCAATTTTTTAAGTCAATCATTCCAATAGTCATTTTAGTGATTTCCTCTGGACGAATTCCGGTGTGAAAAATGGTAACGATGAAATTGTAAAAGTCGGGATGATTGGTTTCAAGTTCCTGTTTTATTTTTTCGACATCCTCTGGGCTTGCTGGGATGTTAGCTTCGCTTTCGGCAACCTCTAAATTATTGATTTTATGAGCTGGGTTGGTTTCTATGATGTCCCACTGGATTAATTCACTTAAAACAGCCTTTAGATGATTGAGATGTTTGTTGTAGGCATTATTGGTCCACTTTCTTTGATCTTTGGCTTTTTCCATAATCAATTTTATGTGTGCTCGTTTGGTATCAACAATTGGCAAGTGATCCATATCAATTGCTTTTACAGCAGCTTTTATGAACTTAATGGTTCCGTTGTATCCCGAAAGTGTTTTTGTGCCGATATTGGGGGTCTTTTTTTCAATAGCAAAGTCAAGTGCACCAATGAAAGAAAGATCGCTTTGCTGTGAAATTACATCTGGAATTTGAGGATTCCAACCCTCTTTAAGTTTTTGGTGCAAGGCATCACGAAGTAAATTTGCTTCGGTTTCCCTTTTTTTATAGTTATCGATGTAGTTGATACCGTATTTGAAACGGAAAAGAACCTTGTTATATCTAAAGTAGACAAACCACGGCTTTTTAAGATCGTCATATTTGACAACCTTAGGAGTTGAATAGATTGATTTCATTTTAATTTGTTTAAAAATTAAAATGTTTGCGGGGACATTTAATCAATCGTTAGAACATTTCTGTTCTCTTTTTGTTCACTTTTATTTTAAAAAAAACGGGAAGCCTTTATTTTATAGGGCTTCCCGAATTCTGCGGAGAAAGAGGGAAACTCTTAACCGGTTATCGTAAACCGTAAACGATTGAATTATATGACTTTACAAACAAATTAAAATGGGTTATTATTAATTTTTGTTCACTGTTTTGTTCACTGCTATTATTGTTAAACTTCTTTTATTTCAATGCTTTTTTGGGTGTTAAATACCCTGTTTTCAATGCCATAAATCCAATTAGCATTCACATTGTATTTTTTACAAATCATTTCGATATGGAGCACCGTGAAATGTGAAGTGCCTTTTTTTATTTTGGTAATAGTTTGGTCTTGCATTCTTATCTCTTGACAAAAATCTTTTACATACGTAATCTGCTTTTGAAAAATCAAAAGTTCTATTAATCGAATTATTCTTTTATCGGAAGTGTACATTCTAACTTCGCAAAAGACGCTTTTTTTCGGCATCAAATTCCTCTTTTGTTAAGGTTCCATCTTCATGCAATTCTTTTAATAGCATTAATTGCTCTGAGATGCTTTTTTTATTGTCAGCTATTACAACTTCCTTTTTGTCTTCCGAAACTGCCCAAACAATAGCAACTACCCAACCAATTAAAGTCCAGCCTAAAAATAAATTAACCAAACAAATTGAGTTGGCATTTCTATGGTTATACCCAATGATAGAAGGCAAAAAATAGATTGCTAATATTAAAATTCCAAATAAAAGTGATCCCATAACTACATTGTTGTTTAATTGGTTATTTTTTTAAATTTGCTGTCATTGTATTCATCGTGTTTTATGCTTGCTTTTATCATTTCATTTACAATAATCCTAGTCATGTGTTTTAATACTTCTTGACTATCTGTTTTATTACTCATGTTATTTAATTGATTAAAAATTGTATTGTCCCCTTGAATAAAATTTTTATTTTTTTTTGAGCTCAATCGCCAATATTTAAGATCGTAAAAGCCTAACATTTCTAATTGATGCAAATTTGGTATTACTATGTTTAAATTATAATCGGGATGTTTAATGGATCCTCCATTAAATTTAAAATTCAAAAATTCATTATTTTCAAAGTAAAATGTTAATTCATCACCTTTTGTAATATTTATTTTTTTATCAGAAATTCTAATATTAACACTAACATATTTTTCGTTAGATTTTATTTCAAAACCTAAGTAATCATATTTATCATTATAAAACATCGGTAAAAAAGAACTATTAACTCTTGTAATATTGTTTAGTTCAATAATGTTTTGTTTTAAAAAATCACAATAACTCTTTATAATTGTTATGTTTTTTAAAATCTCATCAAGGGGAAGTTTAAAATTGCAATTTGACATTTTTATTACATTGTAATTTCGTTAATAGCCCTTTGATTTGATATACCATTTTAATTTTAGATAAGTAATTTTTTTTGTCTAGAGTATCATTAACTACATGCTTCAGCTAGTTTTTTACTTCTTTCCTCATTTAATAGGGTTATTTGACGATAATCTATTCCGGTTGGACCAGGGTGGTCTCTCACATACTGAATTTGAGTATCATATTTCAGGTTAATTGCATCTTTGTTTTCTTGGCAGTTATCATCTTTTGAGCAAGACCATATTACTGATGTCAAAAGAATAGTCAAAATGATTTTCTTCATACTTTTTTATCTTAAATTTTTATTTACATAAATGTTTTAATCTTCTAGAACGGAAGTACTGCTGTTATAATATAAAGCTCTAAAATTTTACTCTTTGGCAATTCGATATCGTCATATTCTGGATTGCTAGAACGTAAAATTATATTATCTGGATTTTCAGATTTTCTTATAAATTTAAGTAATCGGTAATCTGATGTTACGATTGCATAAGGACTTCCATAATTAAAAAAACTAAAGTCATTTATTTTTCTAATTCCAATAAAGTCTCTGTCGTCAATAACACCTAACATACTGTCTCCTTTTGCTCTTATGACCTTTTCAGAACCTTTTAGTTCTGGAATATCCAAATGCCCTATAAGTTCTACCATTCCATCTTGAAAAACACTCACAGAACCTGCCATAAAATCTATATCGTAAATAGGTGTGCCAATATTGGTGTTTTGGTTTTTGGGAATTAGATCCTCTTTAATTATTGTTTCTGGATTATTTAGCACCATACCAATTATTTGGTATTTTGATTTAGGTATAACTTTTCCATTTTCCCAATTCTGTATCGTTTGGTAAGACACTCCTATTTTTTCAGCTAACTCTTTCTGTGTTAATCCTAATCTTTTCCGCTCTTTGTGTATATCCATTGAATTGTAATTTAGAATGATTATAAATTACTAAATATTTAGTATTTACATTTGTAATACCAAATATTTGGTTTTATATTTGCTCCATACAAAATGCACATAGCAAATGTATGTAAGTTCTTTGACATATTGAGAAAAAGAAAATAAAAAAATAAGCTGGTGGGTTACAGAAAACCTTTTTGAGAAAAGCTGAAAAATAAAAATCTATATAAAAATATAAAGCGTTGCAAAAGAGAGAAATCGGAATTTGATAACCAGCTCGATACTGGCAACGCTTCAATTAAACTGCAAAAATTAAGATTATGGAAATGAAAAATGAAATATATCACCTTATCAGGAATGACATACCATTAAGAGTGAAAATAGCGAGGTTTTTAGGTATAACTGATGCGAGTGTTTATAACTCGGCTACCAGAAAAGCACCAAGACTTACAGAGTATCCAGTTGTAAAAATAATTATGGAACATACTGGTAAAAGCGAGGAAGAAATTTTTGAAAAGGAAAATTTAAAAAAATAGGGCTATGGATTTAAATCATCTAATCCTGGTATTCATATTCCTAATCCTTGTCTTAGGACTTATCAACTTAATCCATTGGATTCATAAAAAGATAAACAGATGGCAATAGAGACAATCACAATTCCACTGGAAACTTACAAATGTCTGCGGGGACATTTAGAAAAGGCGAATGAAATATTCAATAGCCTTGGTATGGTTGGGGGGTTAGCAAGTGATCGCAAAACTCCCAAACCAGAACCAAAAGAAACTAAAATGCAGAAGATTAATAAATATAAAAAATTAATCGAAAGTGGTCAACGGGTTAAAAAACCGGAGCACCTTAAAAAATAAAAACCACTTCATGCCCGAAGTGGTTTCAATCAATTTAATAACGAACGTCGAGTTCCTAATTCAAATCAATTATGAGTGCAAATTTAGTGCAAAGATTTTACAACACAACGTTGTCGAATGACAAAACAAAATTCCTTTTGGGAAAGTGCTTGAAAAAAGCATTTGATGAATCTATTTCGGATGCATTAGAGTCGGAAAATATTTTGGCTTTGGCCTGGAAGTTTCAGGTACCACAATTCGATGAAATGTTTCAGGACCACCAGAACCATGATTACTTGCCATTTTCATAATTATTGCAATAATCACAATCCTAATCATAGGAGTAGTAATCGGAATAATAGTAACAATGGCCTTCTTATGGTGGGCAGTTAAGCAAAACGGAAAGCAACAATAATTTTTAAAAACACACGAAATGAAAACGATTCAAATAAAAAGATTAAGCATTACTAATTTCAAAGGTATTGTAAAACAATCTATAGACTTTAAAACAAATACCGACATCTTCGGTGCAAATGGAACTGGAAAAACTACTGTTTATGATGCCTTTCTTTGGGTACTTTTTGGTAAAAATGCTGAGGACAAAAAAGATTTTAGCATTAAAAATACCATCGATTTATCGCTCAATCGCCAAGAACATGAGGTTGAAGCAGTATTAGTTGTAGATGGAGAATCTAACACTTTAAAACGCATTTATAAAGAAAAGTGGCAGAAAAAAAGAGGGGAAGAAAATGCAGAATATACAGGGAATGAAACTCTTTACTATTGGAACGAGGTTCCAATGCAGCAAAAGGAATTCCAGACAAAACTTTCAAACATTTTAGACGAACCTTTCTTTAAGTTAATTTCAAATACTAATGCCTTTAATGATCTGAAATGGCAAGACCGAAGAAATGTACTTATACAAATGTCTGGAGAATTGACCAATGAAGAAATTGCAAAAGGCAATCCAGAATTTGAAGCCTTGGTTGCTAACCTTACGCAAGGCAAGACAATGGAAGATTACCAAAAACAGATTGTAGCCTCTGTAAAAAAAGCCAAAGACGATTTAAAAGCAATCCCTACTCGGATTGATGAAATTTCAAAAAGTAAACCAGAAGCATTCGATTTTTTAAGATTGAGAGTTGATTTAGAAAATCATCTTTTTAGTCTTGAAAAAATTGATACTGAAATTGCAGATTCAAATAAAGCATTTCAATCTCAATTAGATACTCAAAAAACAAAACGAGTACAAGCAAACAATCTGAAAGCAGAAATACAAAGTATTGAGCAAAATGCTAAAAAAGAAGCTAAGGACAAAATGAAACCCGATACTTCGGTTTTGGATAAATTAAATTCTAAACTCAAAGAAAGCGAGGCAAGTTTAGAAAGTGCCAACAACGGAATTACAACTTTAAATTCAAAGGTAAATACCCTCGAAAACGACATCAAAGAAGTAGATATCAAAATCGAAAACAAAAGAAATGAATGGGCTACCGAAAATGCAAAAGAATTAAGTTTTGATGAAAATGCGTTTTGCTGTCCTACTTGCAAAAGAGATTTTGAAGCTTCAGATGTTGAAGCCAAAAAAACTGAAATGCAAACGAATTTCAAAACTGATAAACAAACCAAACTTACTGCTATATCCACTCAAGGCAAATCTTTGAGCGAAGAAAAAACAAGTTTGGAAAATGAATTATCGGCTTTGAAAGTTAGAATTCAAAATGGTAAAACTCATATAGAATCAATCCAAAAGGAAATTGAAACTACAAAATCAGAAATAACAATTGAATCTGATAAAATAAAGCCTGTCGATGCTTTACAAGAAGATTTAGTTTATGAAAGTGTACTATCAATGAGTGCCGAATATAAGGCCAAAAAATCTGAATTGGAAAATTTAGAAGCTACAATTGAAGAAATTCCAGCAGTTGATAATTCTGAATTAGTCGAAAAAAGAAAGTCATTAGTTTCAGAAATCGACAGCATAAAATCAAAACTTCAAAATGAAAATCAAATCAATTTGGTAAACGAAAGAATTGAAGCACTTCAAAAAGAAGAAAACACTTTGTCTCAACAAATTGCAAATGTTGAAAAAACACAATTTGCAATTGAAAGATTTGAGAAAATGAAAATGGAGGCCTTGGAAGAAAAAGTAAATTCCAAATTCAAAATGGTAAAGTTTAGAATGTTTGAAAGTCAAGTAAACGGTGGAGAATCCCCAGCTTGCGAAATTCTTGTAAATGGCGTTCCATTTAGTGATGCAAACACCGCAAGTAGAATTAATGCTGGAATAGACATAATCTCTACTCTTTGTGAATACTACCAGGTATCGGCTCCGATATTCATTGACGGAGCAGAATCAATTCACGACATAATCGGAACTGAAAGCCAATTAATAAGATTGGTAGTGAGCAAACCTGATAAATCTTTAAGAGTTGCATAATGAACTCTTACAAAGTAAAAAGAGATTCCGACGGCTTACTAACTGAAAATTGTCCAGTAAACGTCGGAATTAAAATAGGGAGTTTTGATTGTACTTCAAATTGTATAAACAATCAAAATACACCACACGAAATGGCAAAATATGGATTTGAAATAATTCATATTAAATGCTCCGAAAGAGAGAAATTGAGTAAAGAAAATCAACAATTAACAATTGAAATTTAACAAAAATGAGTACAGAAACTAAAAATCCTGAAACACCTAAAACAGCAGTTGCGGTTGTTCAACCATCCCAAAGTGAAAGATTCACAAATGCTGTGATGAAGGAGTTCTCTTCAAATAACGGAGCAGTAACTCTAACCTCTTTTCAAAAGAAACTTTGCCAAAACTATTTTATTAAAATAGACCAAACATTGAAAGATGCAGAAAAGAAAAGAATGGCCAAAACAGAGCAGTATCGTGATGCTTTGCCTCTGACTTGGGAGAATGTAAATATGTCAAAATTGGCGGTTGATGTAATAGCCTATTCAAGTGTGGAATTGGACCCAACACAGCCAAATCATATCAATATTATTCCCTATAAAAATACTGCCAATAATAAGTATGATATGGGTTTTGTTATCGGCTACAACGGTATGGAAATCAAAGCGAAAAAATACGGTTTAGACATTCCAGATGCGGTAGTTGTTGAATTGGTTTACTCAACCGATAAGTTCAAACAAATCAAGAAAGACATTCACAACAAAGTTGAAGGATACACTTTTGAAATTGTAAATGATTTTAATCGCGGTGAAATTGTAGGTGGCTTTTGGTATCATTCATTCTTCGATACTCCAGAGAAAAACAAACTTCGAGTTTACTCTTTGAAAGACATTGAAAAGAGAAAACCAAAATACGCATCTGCTGAATTCTGGGGTGGAGAAAAAGATAAATGGGAGAATGGGAAAAAAGTTGGTGTAGAGAAAATTGACGGGTGGTTTGACGAGATGGCTTATAAAACAATTTCGAGAGCAGCATACAATTCAATTACCATAGACAGTAAAAAAATAGATGATAACTACTTGGCTATTATTCAAAAAGAAACCGAAATGGCAGATGCAAAAGTTCAGAACGAAGTTCTTAGTGAAGCTAACAAAGAACCGTTAGATTTTCAAGAAGCCGAAATTTTAGAGGTTGAAGTTGTTGAAGCAAAACAATTAGTTGAAGCTGCTGATTTAGAAACACAGCCAGAATCGAAAACAGAAGCAGAACAAATTCCAATCGACGGACCCGGATTTTAATTATGGAACTTAAAATCATAGGTACAGGCTCAAAAGGTAACGCTTACATTCTCGAAAATGAGAATGAGGCGTTACTCATAGAGTGTGGTGTAAATGTAAGCGATATTAAAAAAGCTTTGAATTTCAACTACGATAAAATAGTTGGTTGCATTGTGACCCACGAACACAAAGATCACTGCAAGGCAATAGATGATGTCATGGGGTTAGGCATAAATACATACACCGGTGCAAAAACTTTTGTTGAAATAAAACCAAAACATACACATCGAGCTAATGTAATTGCATCAAAACAAACTATTCAAATCGGAAACTTTAAAGTGATGGCTTTCGATGTCAAACACGATGCTGCCGAACCTTTAGGATATTTGATTGAGCACCCAGATTGCGGAAAGGTTTTATTCTTGACAGACACTTACTATTGCGCTTACACTTTCAAAGGATTGAATAACATTATCATTGAAGCCAATTATTCAAAGGAAATTATTGATCAAAAATTTGGATCAGAAAGCGGGTTGGAATTTTTGAGAAATCGAATACTAAAATCTCACTTTTCATTAGCTAACTGCAAAGATATGTTGAGTGCTAATAATCTTACGCAAGTAAATAATATTGTTTTAATCCACCTATCGGACAGCAATTCTAACGAGAAACAATTCCAAAAAGAAGTATTCGAATTAACTGGTAAAAACGTAACCGTTGCGAATAACGGAATGAAAATAAATTTTAATAAAACACCTTTTTAATAATTATGGACACATTACAAATTGACAAAGCAAATGCTTTAAAAGCCCACGAAGAGGCAAACACAAAGGGTAAATCATTACTTGAAAATCTATTTGGGAAATCGGTATTTCTCAAAGATGTAAAAGACAGAATTAAAAATTTTGATGATGTCTTAAAGGAAAACGGAATTTCAAGAGAAGATTTTGAAACATCCTGCAAAGGATTGGAACCGGATGAAATTGCCTATCGAATGGCAAAATTAGTATGCCTTGCATTTAATGAGGGATGGATTCCAGATTGGACAAACTCAAACCAGTATAAGTATTTCCCTTGGTTCAATATGGGTTCTTCTTCGGGCGTCGGTTTTTCGTCCTTCGTCTTCGATTTTTGGAATTCGTCTTCGGCTGTCGGCTCGCGCCTTTGCTTCAAATCTGCTGATTTAGCAAAACACGCTGGGAAATTATTTGAACAAGAAATTTACAAACCACTATTCACTATTTAAAAAAATATTATGTACACAGAAATTAAAACATTCGAAGATGCTTGTAAGGTTTTGAACCTTGATCCAACAACTATTATTCCTGATTTTTCATTATTTCCAGAATCAGATAGACAGGCAATGATTGATCATGCCAAATTAGTAATCATTGCCAAAGCCATAAATGGTGATTGGGTGCCAGATTGGAATAATGAAAAATGGGATAAATACTTCCCTTGGTTCGTCATGGGTTCTTCTTCGGGCGTCGGTTTTTCGTACTTCGACTGCGTTTATTGGCTTGCGATTTCGGTTGTCGGCTCGCGCCTTTGCTTTGAAAGTAGCGAAAAGGCAAAATATGCAGGAACTCAATTTGAGGAACTGTACAAAAGCTATTTTGTAAAAGGATAAATAAAAATGGGTTGTGTGGTGTAGTTGCTGTAGTTCTTCTTCAGGCGTCAGTTTTTCGTACAACGACTACGATAATTGGAATACGAATTCGAATGTCAGCTCGCACCTGAGCTAAAATATTATACATCACAGGCCTTGCCAACATGGCAAAAAAACACAAATTAATAGGTTCGTTAGTAATGAAAATGAAAGCGAGCCAATCAAAGCAAAGTATGAAACGATTCAAAAATATATACCAACAGATAATCTCAATTGAGAATCTAACACTTGCAGAAGCGAAAGCACGAAAAGGCAAAGCCAAACAATACGGTGTCAAGGTTTTTGATAAAAACCCACAGGGAAACCTTGCGGAACTTCATAAGATGTTGCTTGAAAAAAATTACCAAACATCAGAATACACAACTTTCAAAATCTTTGAACCAAAAGAAAGGCTAGTTTTTAGATTGCCATACTTTCCGGACCGTATTACTCATCACGCAGTTATGAATGTTCTGGAGCCAATATTTACCAAATTATTCACAGCTGATACTTACAGTTGTATCAAAGGGAGAGGAATTCACGGGGCGGCCAACAATCTAAAAAAAGCATTGAAGGACCAGGAGAATACAAAATACTGCATGAAATTAGATATTGTCAAGTTTTATCCAAATGTAGATCATGAAGTTCTAAAGCAGCTATTGAGAAAAAAGTTTAAAGATCAGGATTTACTTTGGTTGCTGGATGAAATTATTGATAGCGCTGATGGATTACCAATAGGCAATTATTTAAGCCAATATTTTGCAAACTATTACCTGACCTATTTTGACCATTGGATAAAAGAAAGCAAGGAAGTAAGATATTATTTCCGGTATGCAGATGACATTATTATTCTATCGAACAACAAACCACATCTTCACGAACTGTTGGCAGGCTTGTACCCCGAATTGGAATTTGATCCTGAATTATTATTTGGGTTTCCATTTACTTTGTTTTTATAATTTCCTTCGATGATTTTTATAAAGTTTTTTGGCTGTGTAATCCAATC